ATGAGCGAATTCAGGTACTGCACCATGAGCGTGTTGGCCTGGTCGAACTTCTGGTCCTTGATCTTGGCCTTGGCCGCCGCGAACAAAATGGCGTAGGGCTGGTACTCGTCCGGAACGTCCGTAATGTCGTCCGTCTCCTTGCTGTAAAGCACGGTGGCGGATCCGGCGGCCGACGGCACCGGGTAGACCCCGATCTTGCCGTTAAAATGGTAGAAATAATTGGGCGTGCCGGAGCTGGTTTCGGTGGCGTTGCCCAGCTGTCGGGGGTGAATCTTTAAAAGCCCCCGGTTACTCACCAGCACCGCGTAGACCTTGATGCAGTCCGTGGGCTCGGTGTACTCCAGGGTGCCGGAAGCCAGCGTGAGGGTGCCGCTCGCCTCCACGCACATGGCCTTGGAGGAAATATCCACGGCTGCCTGGTCAATCCACTCGTTGATTTCATTGTCCGACCAGAACACCGCCGAGGGCTCCCCCAGGATGTTCCGCACCTCGGTTAAAATGTTGGCCTTGCTGTACATTCCCATTGTTTATTTCCTCCGTCTTTTGGGCGGGCGAACACGCGGGCGAACACGCGGGCGAATACAAGATTCGCCCCTACCGCAATGCGGGTTGATACGGTGTTAATACCGCAATCGATACCGGCCGTCCTGCAATTTCTGTTGCGCCCGTTCCCGTTTAAACTGCAAAAGCTCGTCCTCAAACATGGCGTGGTGCCGGTTGGCCGCCGCGTAGTCGTACTTCTGCTCGTTGATCATGAACGCCGCCTCGTGGGCAATGGCCACGCACACCCGGGGCGGAAACCGCCAGGTCATGTAATCGGAAAAGACCGGCTGGGGCATGGAGACATACGGCACGGTCATGGTGTGCCCCGCCGTCTCGCTGGGGGCGTCCAGCATGATCCGGTGGTGGCTCCCGGGAATGATCACATAACTGTCCCCTTCCGCCCACTGGTTTTGTGCCCCGCCGAAAAGCGCCGTCACCAGGTGGGTGTCGTCCACCACGTGGAGCACCACCCCGCTTGAGCCGTCGGTCACGTTGTGCACGATGTCCCGGGGGTAGACCCGGTGCGTGCTGGTGTAATACTTGTTGGAATCGTACAATGCGCAGTCGCCCGCGCTCTGGTTGCCCACGGCGCCGGATGTGCCGATCACCAGGCCCCGGTTGAGCTCCTCCAGGACGATATAGTCCTCCCCCTCGGTGATCAGGTCCTCCACCGCCTCGGTGGCCAGGCGGTAGTAGTCCCAGCTGGGCACCGCGTCCTCCCGGATGGCGAACCGCCCGGGCGTGGTCTTGGCCGTGGTGAGATTGGCCTTAAACAGCTTTTCGTAACTGCTCTTAATGGGCCAGGTATAGTTGCTGCCGTCGTAGTATTTGATGAAATACCTTCCCGAGCGGTTTTTCATGAACAGCCCGATGAAGTTGGGGGGCAGGTCGTACACCTGCTGGCTGGCCACCGTGGTGATGGCGCACTCGTTGGTGGAAAAGCCCGTCTCCCGGGCGAAGGTCACCGCCGCCGCGTCCAGGAACTGATAGATCTCCCGCTTGTTGGCGAATAGCTCGCTCGCCACCGGTTCGTCCAAAAGATCGAGTACCATCCGCACCAGTTGTTTTCCGTCCATATCCTTTCACCCTTGACCTTTCACCTTCCCTACCCGTTGCTGCTCCGGTCGATCTCCGCGTAGTCGCCGGCGCTGTTTTTGAGCCCCCGCCACCGGTCCGCCACGTGGTTCAGGCGGAAGGTGCTGCCGGTCAGAATGTTTCCCCCGGGCGCGATTTTAATCATGCGGGCGTTGCTGGCGCATTTTAAAATGATCTCGTAGCCGTTGCCGCCGCCGTTAATGGTGGTGAGCTCATCGGAGGCCGCGGCCCCTTCGGTGTCCACGGAATAGATGCCCGGACGGGTCACGGTGATGGCGCCGCCCACGATGGTGACGTCCTTTTCAGTGCCCAGCATGCCGCCGTCCACAGTGCTGACGGGCCCCAGCCACAGGCTCGGCGATCCGCCTCCCGGCGGCTTCACCGTGGGCGCCCGCACCACCTTGCGCTGGGAATAATTGTGTCCGCCGTTGTTCGTCATGCGCCGTCCGTTTACGTCCACGGCAGCACCTCGTCGCCCGTGTCCCCTTCAATCGGCCGGGGCCAGGCGCCGCAGTGGGGGCACCGCTCCGGGTCCTCATACATCTGGTCGTCTTCCACCCACACGGCGTCGCACTGGTTGCACACCCGCACCGGCAGGTCGGTAATGGTCCCGGACATTAGAATTCCATGGCCTCGTCTTGAGCGTCATCCGCGGCCCCTTCCGCCGCCTCCTCGTCATCGGCGAGCTCGGTCCGCTCATACCGGTACCCGGAAATCTCGATGATGGCCGCGTGCCCCCACCAGTCCGGCCGCGCCTCGAACCAGGCGTACCAGGTCTGGGGGTCCCCGAAAACCCGCTTTCCCTTGAGCGGGCGCCGCCGGTAGAGCACCATGTCCAGATCGCTCACGTCCCCGTCCACCACCGTGGGCACCCCACGGGTCTGCCGGTCCAGGTCCTCGGCCGCTTTTTGCTGGTAATGCTCCTCGCTCATGCGCCGGCCGATCTTCTTCCACCAGTTGAGCGCCAGCTTTTTCTGGGTCTCCGCCGTGATGATGTCGAACTCGGCCTCGCTTCTAACCGGGCTGCCGTCCTTGTAGCCGTAGACGCCCGTGTGGTGCAAAAACACCTGCCGGCCGTCCGAATCCTGCCAGGCCCGGATGATTTTCACGGGCCGCAAATTTTCCTTCCCCTTCTCGTCTCGGTCCTTCACATACAATGTCTGCATGTCCCCTCCTTTGTCCGTAAACCGGATGATGTAGGGGCGAATCTTGTATTCGCCCGTATGTGGCGAATCTTGTATTCGCCCGTATGTGGCGAATCTTGTATTCGCCCGTATGCAGGGGCGAACACGAGGTTCGCCCCTACATTCGTCCGGCTGGATCGTCCGCCGTCCGGTTATTCCCCCAGCATCAGCAGTTTGAGCGTGGCCAATGCCGGCGCGATGGTGGTGGGCAGCTCGATGAGCGCGCCCAGATCATAGGTCGTGTCAATGGCCGTTCCGGACAGCCGGACCGACCCTTCCGCCGCAGCGGAATTCTCCACCAGGGCGCCGTTGGCGCACGCGGTGGCCGCGGTTGAACCGGTCACCACCCCTTGGGTGTAGATCCTGATTTTGTTGTTGGTGGCATCATACTTGTAGGTATAGCCGTTGCCGGAGGGTTCCTGTATGGCACAGAAATCCACCTGGCGCGAAAATCCAAAGTTGCCGATGGCCGGCATGGGCACACCGCCCGACGGGTACGTCTTGGCGCCGTCCCCAAAGGCCACGGAAACAATGGTCATGTTTTTGCCGAGCGCGCCGTGGCCGATGTCCCGGTCTCTCACGGAACGGGTCACGGTGACGTCCGAACTGGTCAAGCCCGCCATAATCTCCTCCTTTCCATCGCAAGGCGCAAAGCGCAGAGCGCAGGGCAGTTTCGCCATGCGCCATGCGCCATGCGCTATGCGTTACGCGGTTGCGGTCATGTCGCTCTGGTTGGCGACGGTTTCGGGCAGGTACTTCACCAGCAGCATGGGGATGAAATGCCCCGCCGGGCTTCCCACGGGCCGGGTGGCCAGTTCCACCACCACCTCCTCGCCCGGGCTCAACACAGTCCCCTGGCCCGCCTCGTCGTACATCTGCTTGCCCGCGGCCGTGGTGGAGAGCGCAAAGTTGGCGATGTCCCCATCCCCGCGGCTGGTGTCGCTGCCGGCGGTGGGCCGCTTGTCGAATTTAACCACCGGGGTGGTGGTGGCGCCCGCGCAGGTCTCGGTCACCGAGAGCAGGCCGCGAAACACCTCGCATTTAAAGGGGATGGAAAACACCCCCACATCGGCCGGGGCCTGATCGCAGTCCACGCCCTGGGCGTCGTCATAGTCGGTAAACAGGTGGAGCGGCAGCGCCACCGGAAGGTCAGATTTCAACATGATGTTATCCTCCTATCGTTCAGGATGTAGGGGCGAATCTTGTATTCGCCCGTATATGGCGAACGCATGGGCGAACACGAGGTTCGCCCCTACATTCGCCCATGCAGGTTTACGCGCTGGTCACGCGCACGATCCGGCATTCCCGGTCCGTTGCCGTGGGGAACTTGACCCCGAAGGCCACGGTGCCGTACCAGGCCACCGCGTGCCGCCGGCCGAAGTCCGCCGAGTAGTTGGGCTGGGCCCGCAGGTGCGGGAACTCGATCTCGATCCGCGCCACCGCGTCCTCGCCGAAAATCACGCCCTCGCCCAGCACGTTGCCGGATCCCACGGAATTACTAAGCGAGCTTTCCACCGCCACCTCGATGAAGCGGACGTTTTCCACCTGGCCGATCTCGCCCCGGTAGACGTGGTCCCCCTTTCTGAGGTACAGGTTCCAGGCCTCGATGACCTTGTCGTCCCGAAGGCCCCGCAAAAACTTGGTGCTGGCGAGCGATATGTAGTGCTCTCCCTCGTAGAACGGCACGTGCAAATCCTTCACCATGTAGTCCCGGATGGTGGATATGTGGTGTTTGGTCACGTTCACCAGCGCCGTGGTGGAGGCCGTGCCGTCCGTGTCCCAGGTCCCGCCGGTGAGGCTGGTGGGGATGAAGATCACTTTCGCGTCGGTGCCGTTGAATTCCGATGCCGCCGCGATGTCCATGGCCTCGTTCATCTGGTCCACCAGGGCCTTTTGGGCACCCATCTTGGGCGAAAACTTGGAAAGGTCCTCGGCGAAACTGGTGTACTCGACCCCCCGGCCCCACTCTTTGAGGGTGATGGACTGGGTCCCGGTCTGCAGCTGGTCGATGGGGATCCGGGTCTCCTCTTCCAGCTGGGCGCTGGTGGGCTGCGAGAGCGGTTTGTAGTAAAGGAGCGTAATGCTCTCGCCCATGCGTTTTCCAAAGGATGATTCTTTTCTGGTGAACGGCACGAATTTAAACTTCTTGGCCGCCACTTCGAGCAGTTTGCCGGAAAGGGCGTGGTTCTTATACACGCCCGTGGGCGCATCAAAACTCCAGGTAAATGTCTGTCCCATAATGAAATGTCCTCCTGTCGTTGAGGCTCAAAGCTCAAAGCTCAAGGGTCAAAGGGGTTTCCTTTCACCGTTCACCTTTCACCTTCAGCCTCTCATAGTCGTCGTTCGTCAAAGGCCTTTTTGAGCGCGTCGTCCAGGGTGACCGGTGTTGCGTCATCCCGCGCGGGCCGGGGGGCCGCGGCCGTCCGCCCCATGGGGGTCTCCGCCGCCAGGCGGGCGTCGTTCTTCTTCCCCGCCTTTTGCTTCTGGTCCGCCAGAAACCGCGCCTGCTGGGCCTCGATTAGTTGTCTGGTTTCCGTAATCGCCCATTGAACCTGGTCCTCGAAGCTCATGGGCTGCCCCTGTTCGTCCACCTCGGGCGTGCGGCCCGCCACCATGCGGAAGGTGGTTAAATCCGCCTCGTGGGTGAGGCCCGCGTCCGCGGCCATGGTCTCGGCCGTTTTGACGGCCTGCTGCTGCAGGTCCGCCGGATCCGGTTGCGGCGCCTGGCTTTCGCCCGCCGCCGGTTGCCCGCCGTCCTCCGCCTGCTGGAACTGGGACCAGTCGAACCGGTGAATGTCCCGGTCCGCCTCCGCCCAGATCCGGCTCGCCTTGACGGTGTACTCCGGATCCTCGTCGCTCAAGGCCTCCACCTGCTCCATGGCCTGCTTGCGCCGGTCGGCCGCAAAGTCCACAAAGGCCTGCTCGGCCTTTCCTTGGGCCGCCTTTTTCGCCTCGGCCTGTTTCAAGGCCTGAAGCTCTTTTTCGAGCTCCCTGGCCCGCTGGGCCGCCCGGGTCATCTCCCCTTGGAGATGCCGGTACCCTTTTTCGGCCTCCTGGTGGCTCTTGAACCGCAGGGATTTCGGGTGGTCGGTTTCGGCGGTGGTTTCCGCCGGCTTCTCCTGCGCCGCGTCGTTGGCATCCGCATCCTCCGCGTTCTCCTGATCCAACGCATCCGCTGTTTCCGAAGGATCGTCTTCCGTCGTCCGCCGTCCGTCGTCCGCCCTCTGGCTTTTGTCGTCCGTCGGCCGCTCTCCGTCCTCCGGGTCCTCTGAAGGGCTGTCCGTCTCGGTCTCGGGCGGGGTGATGGAATCGTCGTCCGCCGGGACGTCCGGCGCGTCCGGTTCTCCCGTGAACTTTTCCATGCCCTCCCGCATGACCTGATCCAGGTCCAGCGTGGTCTCCAGCTCTTCGTTTTGTGCCATTTTCCCCTTCTCCTTTTGGTTGTCGAAACGAAAAAAGGGCACCTCAATCCCACGGTTCCGGCGCCGGATTGGGAACCCTTTATTTCGTTTCGGTCGGTGCGGCCAAAGGCCGCAATGGTTAATGTCTACTGCATGTCATGCGTCAACTTCTCCCGCGCTCGGCTTCGTCAGTTTTCAAAGTTCACGCCGCTCATTGTATTCCAAAACCACTAGGTGTTTCCGGCGGCGTACAATCCCCGCAATACCACACCCCGGCGGTATACCGGATAGCCTCTCCATGCTCGTTGTAAGCTGACGCCCGAAACATCACAATCCCGGTATCGGGAATATCAGGATAAAGAACTTCAATCACATTCCC